TGTATCAACTACGCCGTAATTAAGGTAAACATGAGACTCTACACCGTCAGATTGATATACATCCGATCCATTTTCTGCGTTTGTTGTTGTCACTATCTCGTTTTTACTGTCAACGTAAGCATCGCCACCATTACCGCCTCTAGCTGACATTTTACTGTTGTTTGTGAATATTAATTTTATCACAGTTGAAGGGTCGAATGCACCCGCTCGTATTGCTGGAGTGTTTATTGCTGTTGAGCCAACTGTTGCACCATCAAAAACAAACGTTATATTTAATGCATCTGGTGGTGCGCCTGCTCTTGCATATAAATTCACATCAAACACTGTCCCGCTGATGAATATAGTTAAATCACCGCCTGGCGTTGATGCAATTAATGGCACGTAACTTAAAGCCTTAACATTGTAAGTGCGACCTACACCGTTTAGATTTGGTCTAATTTCTATCAACTGCGCTCTAATTCTAGCCTGCAAAAACTCACCGCTTGGGGTTTGAGAGTCTCTTGTGATTACGTCTACTATGTCTCCCAGCTTGCTTCCTGCCAACTTTCTTTCTTCCATTTCAAAGCTAAGTTCTTCTGGTGTTCTTGAGAATCTTTGCACAAACCTAGAAGCCCATATAAACGCGCTATCAGGACTTATGTAACTGCTGTTTTTAGCCTCTTTTACTTTTACTGTTCCGTACAAATCGTCTGATTCAGTGATGACGTCTTTGTGCAATGTTAGCTGTGAGTAATTTGTGTCATCATCATTTTCCGCTTGAAAGTCTTTTTTATTTCTGATGTATGCACGACTAAAGCGGGTATTTTCCTTTGTTGATGTGCGCAAGTTTGTTAGGTCGCTATCTTCCGTTATCGTTCTTATTGATTGCTTCCACGCTGTTGTTGCGCTTACTATTGCTTTTTGTGTTGGTTGGTCTAGCCACATCTCTATCATGTAATCAGATAGTAGCTTATTAATTAATTTGTCTGCTTCGGTTGGACTATGAAACACTCCGTACAAAAACGCATTTTCATTCCAATCAGAGATTTCATCATCCCACTGCGTAAAGTCAACGTAATCAGTTAGCCCGATAGCGTCAAAAATATCCTGAAGCACATTAGATAAAAACGTTTTGCTCATTACGTAGCAAATCTGTACGGAAGAATCAACTGAGTGACTAGCAGTGTTTGTCTTGTAAACAATGCTACTATCTGATGCAAGTAGTGTTGAGCCTCGTGCAAATACAGTCAAATCATTAACGCTCACACTTAAAACTGACATTAATTCTTTATCGATTATAATCACATCGTTAGCAGTAAATAGAGACCCGTCATTGACAGGTATAGTAACTGTTGAGTTATCAATATCTGCTGTTAATTTCGCCTCTGTCGGTACTGGAAATTGCTGGCTAAATGCTTCTAAATCCTTCAGCGCGTCTTTTGCTGATATTGTAAATCTACCGTTTGTTAAAGATGCGTTTTCAATGTAATGCTCTGAAGTACCAACTAGCTCCGGAGTTTCTGATCCGTTAACTATCGAATAGTAATGACTGATTATCTTTTTGCCGTCTAATACGTTTCGAGCCTTAAGTTTGCCGAAAAATGTACCATCTTCGCTGAAATTAATTGGGCCAGGGTCTCCGTCAAAATCCGACATTGTTATAGACATTGTGCCACGGCTTGCCATTCCCTTGGATACGTTTAATCGTGGCGTTGTTTCGCTAGCGCTTGTTACCTCTCGCCAAACCGAGCTATTCAGCCTAGATTTTACATTTATTGATGTTGATGGTGGTGACATTATTGGCACTTTGTTGCTAGTAAACCACAATGAATAAATGTCATCGCTAGACTCTTCACAAGTGACAGGAGTATGCCACGGATCATTCAACCCTTCGATAGGCGTGCAAACTGTGCAATAAGGCAATTGCAATTCGTACACGACAAAATGGCTTTGTTTAAAATTATTATTAAGTGCCATCAGAAAAGCGCCTCTGTTGATTTAGCAAATGCGTTAAAGTTTATTGCCGACACCCCTAGCGACCTTGTTTGTGAGTGTGCTTTAGTCATTGATGGTACTGCATTAAAGCCTGCGTAAGCGTGAAACTTGTTTAAATCTTCAAGAACATAGAAAGTGTTGTTAGCAGCAAAGTTAATGAAGCTATACCAGCCGTCAAAGTCCACCATTAGATTGTTAGGCACTGATAGGGTGCATTTTAATGAGCGTGATTCGTAAGACAGATTAACAGGAGAATTATCAAGGCCGACACTTGAACGCGCTTTAATATTTGGCACTGTCCACGGCCTAGCGTAACCCGCCTGTTCACCTCTTGGAATTTCGTAATATTCACCTATGGCGATTTCAGCAATTGATATTTTACCAGTGCCTTTTATTACTATTGTGATCCGTCTTGCGTTTTCTATGTCAACTTTATACATCATTACAGATGACTCAAAGAAACCTAAATTTGAATCGTCAATAGTACCGCCAAGGCTCACAGTCAAGTCAAAAGGATCGCTTGATACTAACTGCTCAGAGTTTACGGTTTGCCAAAAAATAGGCTCCACTGCATCCGATGCCGTGATTTGAATGGAGTCTTTTTTGGCTATGTTAGTGCCTCCTAATGCAATGTATCCAATATTTGTATTAACAGGGAAAATAAACTCTACTGTTAATTGACCCGCTAAAGTATCAACATAAACAGATGAATAATCACCGTCTGTTATCACGTTAATATCCTGCAATGCACTATCAGGGGTCGCAGTAATGACCGCCTGTTTTGCTATGTTTGTTATTGATGCAATCATGAAATAGTCCCGTTAACCTTGGCTTTGCTTAGTATACCACTAATAGCCATAGCCATATCGCTATCATCAGAATCTATACGCAACGTTATAATCTGAGATTGCCCTTCACCACTTGCGTCTGTGTCACTTATAGATAACTCAGTTGATGGTCCGTCACCTGTTACGCCTGATGAGTCTGCAGGCGTAGACGTTGAACCGCCTCCTTTTGATGCGCTTAGTACGTTTGTTAATTGCACCGCCCCCGCAACTCCTGCTGCAGCTGCTCTTGCAAATGCTGTATAAGGGTCACCACCAGATAATTGATTCATAACTGCAAGCGCTGTTTTTGTTACAACTAACCCAGCGTCTACAGCTTTGTTGCCTTCAAATAAAGCATCAGCACCAGCTAGTGCGGCACCTACGTATAATCTGTCACTTGATACCTTTCCTTTGTTTGCGTCCTCAGTATCTCTTAAATCTTGCTTTGTAGCATCCTCAAACAAGCCCCTAAGCTCATCACCCATCATGAGCGCCTCTGTTTGCGCCTCACTTCTTATTAGTGATAGCTCGTCTTGATACGCCTGCTCAAGCTGTAGCTTTAACTCGTTATTTTCGCCTATTAAAACAAGGTCATTATTTAGCTTTTGAAGCAGTAACTCTTCTTCTGTTTTAAATCTATCAGCAATAGCTTGAACCTCGTCACCAGTGCCACCGCTACCACCACCGCCTCCGCCAAATGTAGACGTTATACTGCCTGCGCTTAATCTTTCTGCATCTGCTAGTTTTCTTTGCTCTATAAGCTTTTTCTCTTGCGCTAGTAACTCTCCAATCCTATCATTTGCCTTTCCTATGCCCTCTGCTGCTACATCCCATCTATCAGACTGAATGCCGTCACCGCCAGGAGTTGCCCCCATCATTAGAGCCTCTTGCTGGATAACTGCAAATGACTGTATATCTTCTGTTAGTGATGTCACCTCATCCCGTATAGACTTGATGTTTTCTATGTTGGACGCATCTCTAAAAGTGTTTATGAAGTTTACGAAAACCTGCGTTGCTGTAGGTACAACTTCAATAAAGCTTTGAAAAAATTCATCTAATGCAGGAGCTAACTGAGCCGATATTAATTTCGCTGATTTTCCTAGCGACTGATTAAGCAAATCGAATGATGTAGCCGCACCTTGTAACCCCTCTATTTCTTCATTTGATAATTTCATTTGCTTAGTTGCTTGACCAAAAATATCAGTCATTGTCTTTAGCTCTTTTGAGCCATCTGCAAATAATGGAATTAATCGTGATAGGTCATTACCCATTGACTCAAGAACAAAAATCATTTCATTACCGCTTGCGCCTGCTTTCTCCATCTGAGAAACCATTGACCCTATAACTTGGTCACTACTCATGTTTTCAAACTCAACTGCGGCAGCCTTTGCCTCTTCTTTTGTCAATCCTACAATATCTGCAAAATCTTGAAAAGCACCGGTGCCGACCTTGCCAAACTCGCCCATTTTATCTGATAAGTCTTTGCTTATATCTGCTATTTGTTCGGCGTTAATACCATACTGATTTGTAGCAAATGCTAGCGCTTCAAAATCATCTGTTGATAGTTTTGCTTGGCGGGATAAAAGCGCTAATTCTTGCTGTGACGCTGCAGATTTTAATACGACAGCGGTTAATGCAGTGGCTAAAGCAAGGCCAGCAACAGCTGTCACCTTGAGTGCGGCACCTACAGCGCCAGCAGTTTTTGATAGCTTGCCAAATGATTTGTCATTTTTATTAGTTTGCTTGTCTAATTTATCAAGCTTTTGATTTGTGGATTTTAGAGCCGCGTCTAGCTTTTGTGTTCTAGCGTCTAATTCAACAATTAAACTCTCAGTGGTCATTTTTAAACCTCTTGTTACATGCCTAAAAATTCATTTGTAGCGCCGTTTCTTTTTCGCTCAAAGTTAAGCATCAGTGATAAGTCTTGCGCTTGATTGTCGCTTAATTCAGCTAGGCATCTAATTTCAATGAAGTCCAGCCCCCACGCTTCCGATGGTTGTATCTTCAATTCTTTAACGCAGTATTTCCAATAGCCGAAAAAATCAAACTCGAATGATTTGAGTTTGTGCTTAATCGGCGATTGATAACTGCACTTTACTTTTTTGCTTCGCCTGCGTCTGCCTCAAACTGTTTGTTTATTTCGTGCGCTAATGGCACTAAAACAAACGGCCAAGGCTCTGACATATCACCCGGTCTATCAGTGGGAAGCCAGCCCACTCTAAACATCGCGTCTTCAATCTCTTGAAGCGGGATAGATGTATCTTCAGCTCTAATTAACGAATAAAAAATATGTGATGCCGTTTCAAAATCAACAACCTCATATAGTTTTCGCATTCTAGCAACTAAAGATGCATCTTTTGTATCAGCGAAAGCCTCCATGAATTGCAATAAAGTACACCACAAGTCTTTGCCTGTAGCTTG